CGGGGTCAAAGTTGGCGTCGCTGAATTTCAGGAATTCCTTACCGCTGGGGCTGGACGCTTTGCCTTCCCACTCGTTAGCCCATACGCCGCTCTTGAAGAAGTTCTTCGCAAAGAGGACATCCTGATGCAGGAGCATCTGCTCGGAAGCGAAGCGCACCTTTGCTCTGCGGGGATCCGCTACGCCGGGGGCGTGAGAACGCTGGAAGTCGAGGGTGTTGATCTGGTCGATGCCGACGATGATCTGGTCGACTTCGCACTTGTAGGTGTCGTCGGTCTGTCCCATTACGGCGGGCTGTACCTTGCCGAAGGCGGGCTTGCGGCTCACGTTGTCGCGGGCGAGGTCAGCCTTGCTGAATTTGTAGTAGTAGCTCGCGGACTGCGCTACCGGGCAGATCGGGAAGATTTTCGTTGCCACGAAATCCGCAGGGTTGGCGAAAAACGCCATTGACAGGTTGGTGAGGTAGTTGTTCGGCTTCCATCCTTTGGCGATGGCCGCCTGAATAGCTCCGTTGTTCTTGGTGTTCATTCGTTATTCCTCCTTATTCGGTCGCGTCGGCAGCGCATTTCCACTTGGACGATGCGTTGTCGTACTTGAGAATTTTGCCGTCCGCGATGTCCGTCAAGTCGACGTCAGCGATGTCGGACATGGAAACGGTCGGGCTGTCGTTGCTGGGCTTCATGCCCTTGCTGATCTGCACCGGGATGACCTCACCGGCAGCGGTCGCTGCTTTGAGGGCATAGCCGATGATGAATTTGCCAGCGGTGGCGGTCTTCGCCTTGCCGTTGGCGTCGGTCATAACTTCCGCGCCTGCGGCGATAGCGCCGGACGCGACCATGAGACCGATGTCCTTGATCTGGACGGTGATATCATCGCCAGCGGCTTTGTTGCCTTCCTCTGCAGGAAGGAGACCGAGCGCGGTTTCGCCTTCGGTGTCGCAGATGGCGATTTTGCCGTAGCTGTCAAACTTTACGGCGTAGAACGATTTGTCGGTCAAAGCTGCGGCGCTTTCGCCCACGATGACCGGGCTGTCGTTGATGGTAGTTCCGTAGTAATTCATGGTTATCCTCCTTATCTGTTCTGCTCGTATTCTGCTACGAGGTCAGGGTGCTGTTCGCAGGCTTTTTCGATAGCCTGTGCGCGGGTCATGGTAGGCGCTGCCTTCATGATTTCGTCCGCGTGCTTCTCGATCTGATTCCATGCGTCGGGCTGGCCGCTTCTGGACGATCCGATCTCGTTGAACGCACCGGACTTCTCAACGGAAGCGAGGGAAGCGTCAAGAACGCCGATCATGTCGTCGTAGGCGGTGCCGCCAGCGGCTTTGAGCGTTTTGAGGGTTTTTGCGAGTTCCTCCGGCTTTTTGCCGAGGATTTCGTACTTCTTCGCCACTTCGGTGAGTTCGCGCTCCTCTGCGGCGTCCGCTCTCTTGCGGAGTTCCTTCAGCTCTGCGGCTACGGCGGGGTGCAAGCCCTTATAAATGTCTTCGCCGCCTTCGTCGTCAGAAGCAGCGGGAGCAGCCTTTTCGGTGGGCTTGGGGTCGTCGTTCTTCTCGGTACCCTTGTTCACGTCATCAGCTGCGGGGGTGTTGTCGTCTTCCTGAACGCCCGCCTTCTTCTCGATTGCTTCGAGCTGCGCGAGTTCTTCAGGGGTGAGTTTGCTCTTGTCGATTTTCATGTCTGTATCGACTCCTTTCTTTGATTTGTTGGTTTCGTCGCCGGTGTCTCCTCCGGCAGGGTTATTGTCAGGGGCGGCTGGCTGCTGATCTTCCGCAGTTGGGTCGCCCGCAGGGGGTGTCGCACTTTCGTCTTCGGAAAAGCCGAGGGCTTTGCCGATGGCAAGCAGTACGCGCTTGATGACACCCGCTTCCTTCTCGGTTACAGTGATCGCCGCGTCTTCCGATTTTTCGGTCGGTTTCTCCTCCGGCTTGCTTTTGAAGAGAAGAACATCGGCGCGTTTGTTGTCTCCTTCGGGAACGAATGCCACCTTTGTGATTTCCAGATTTTCGAGCCTCTGCATCGCGTTTTACCTCCTTTCTGCGGAATTTATAAACAAAGGCGGGGGAGAACGCCTCGGTTTAACTATTAAAGTTCCACGCGGCTGGCGGTGCCTTCGATGGAGAACATGGTGTAGGTGCCGTCTTTGATTTTCTTCCAGACATCGGTGTCTGTGACTTCAAAGCCTACCCACCAGCCCTCCGGCATCACTCCGGCTGGAATTCCGAGGGCTTCTGCCTTCTCTTTGGTGAATACCATACTCTCAATCACGACGCCGATTCCTCCGCGCTCGTGGTTGTCGCTGCCCTCACGGTACAGCTTCACGAAGCGGTAGGCTGCCTTTTCGATTTCTGAAACGTCCACCACATCGCCGCTGTGGTCTACCAGTTGCTCTCCGTTTTTGGTTTTGCATTGGTAAGCCCAGCCGAAGGCGATCTGCTTATCCTCGTTCTGCTTTTGGATTTTGAATAATCCCTGAATAGTTCCTTGTTCCATGACGGTCTCCTTTCTTAATCGTCAGCCTCCACGTAGCACAGGGCGCATCTGCAGCGCGGGTGTGCCGGTGGTGTCTGCTTCTGCCCGTCGTATAATGACCTTCCGGCAAATTGGAAGGCGTCGCCGAGTTCGATTTCCTCTCCGTCAAGTGCGCCGCATATCGAGCAGACGCCCTCATCGGCTGCCGTACTCCATTTCGCTTTCATGCGAGGGAGAAGTCCTTCGTCTACGGCTTGGCGGACGGCATCGTCCGCGCCTTTGTTGTAGGCGTAGGCGAGTTCGGTCTCGGCTATCATCTGCGCCCGCTCGCGGTGCTGTCTGGCTGCGTAGCGGACGGCGGATTCCTTTGCGCGTTTGGCTGCCTGCTTTTCGGCGGTAGCCTCTTTCATGTCCGGATATTTTTCCATGAGGTGTTTTTTGAGCCGGTCCCGCGTCTGCTCGTAAAAGTGCAGGTTTGCGAGGGACTGCGGCTCGTTCAGCCCTATGGTCGGTCTGATGATTCGGGCGAGTTCGTCAACGGTCATATTGCCGTTGGCGGTGTATTGTATCATTGTCGATACGGCTTCCTGTGCCTCCGCGCTCATCTGCGTTATCCATTCGGCTCCGTGGACGGTGATCCAGTTCTCTATGCCGGTGAGCATGGGCGTATAAACGTCCGCGCCTGCCAGCATAGCCGCCGCGAGGTCTTTTCCGCCTGCGGTGGTCGCGTTGATCAGGATGTCCTTCAGGTATTTGTTGAAAAACACAGCGTAATCCTGCCGCCAGTCCTTGAAGGTTTCCTCCGTGAGCGTTCCGCGTAGGATCGCCTCGCGCAGTTCCTTGTAGGTGATGGCTGCCTGCTGGTCTTTCCACGTCCGAACGAGAAAGCGCACGAGCTGCGGGTTTTTGGCATCTAAAAAGGAATTGAGGCGGTGAAGGGCTTCGTACTGCGCCCTTGACTTAACCTTTACCAGGTGATGTGGTTTGCGCTTTGACGCCGTCATCCGCCTCGCCTCCCCAGCCGTTTTCGAGCGGCTCTTGCTTTTTCGAGGTCGTCTTCATCTTCGTCCTCGGTGTCGTCCTCGCCATCTGTGGCTTCGTCTTCCTTATGGTCTTTCGGGTCGCCATGATAGGTGGTGGGGACTTTTGCTTCTCCGTCTGTGCTTATGTTGGCTGCCGGAGTAGCTCCTGCGTTCTGTTGCTGACCGTTCGTGTCGGTGCCTCCGTCGCTGGCGGAGGTGTCCTCGGCATCTTCCCACTCTCCGAGGCGTTCCGGCATTCCGGCTTGTTCGCGGACGAAATCTTCCACGCCTTCGTCCGGCAGGAGTGCGCCGCAGGTGATCATCTTGTGGATGAAGTCACCCAGCTTTTCGAGGTTTGCGTCCTCGACATCGCCGTGTACGAGGTAGGGGTAGTCGGTTATGCCTTTGAAGTGGTCGCCGTTGATGTCAATCAGCGCGGGGATCGCTTGGTTGTTGAAAACCTCGCAGATGATGTCGAGGTAGCTGCCGATTGCCATTGCAAACATTTTTGTTTTGTCACTCGAAAGTGCGAAACTGCCGACGTTCTGGTGTCCCAGAAGGATGAAGTCCGCCATGCAGGTCATGGCGATTCGGCTATCGTATCTCTCGATGATGGTGCTGGTGTCAAACTGTCGCTGCCCGCCTGTGGACAGGAGTTTCAATTCCCAGCCGTTCGGAACGACCAGCCCTTCGAGGCTGTCTCGGCGGATGTTCTGGACGATTCGCTCCGCTGCGGCTTTGGCTGCTTGCAGTTCGGGGTCTTCTTCGCTCCATATGTCGATTCCTTCCGGCGCGGTCAGGACAGGGAAACCTGCGAGGTCTCGCTCTATGCCGATGCCCTCAATCTCCTGAATTCTGCGCTTGAAGTACCAGTCGCGGTAGGCGTTGCGGAGAATGCTTCGCCCTTCGGGGTTTCCTTTTCGGCTCTTGGTCTTGAAAAGTAGCAGCTTCTCGATGGGGATTGTTATCAATCCGAAGTCGGGAGGCGGATTCTGCACGATGCCGGTGATGTTGTCGTGGTCGTCGTATAGCCATTCGTAGAGCGTGTCTTGGCTTCTGATCGGGAGTTTCTGCCAGCCGATCAGCCCGTCTGTGTATTTGCTACGCAGGCGCGGGTCGTTCCGTTTTCCGCATCTGCGCTTGTAGACGATTTCGTGTGCGCTCCAGCCGTAGGTCAGGAACGAAAGGATTTCGCTGATGGTGTCGCTCCACGTGTCGCTCATGTCGTCCATGCACGAGAGGATGAAGTCTTTCGCTTCTTCGTCTGCCGGTGTGCTTCCACCCGGCTGAACGTCCCACGTCGCTTGGCGTATCAGCATTTCAATGGAGAATAGGATCGCACCGATTGTGTCGTCGTTCTCGCTCATCTCCTGAAAGACCGCCATTCCTTTGCGTCCTTGCAGTTCTTTGAGGAATTCCTCATAAAAAAAGCCGCCGTATCGCTTTTGACCGAGCCGTCCGAGTTCTTTTAGGCTGTTTGCCATTCTGTTTCCTCCTTTCTTCGGGTTATCTATGCAAATGCACCCGGTCGGGGTGCGGTTTGCTGGTATGAGGTTTAGGGTATATCGGTTTAAGGTATAGGGTTTAAGGTTTAAGGCAGTTTTTGTGTGGTGCTTTTTCTGTGCTTGCATAATGCTGGCACGGTGCTTGTATGATGTCGCCTTATCTTCCGCGCCAGTAGCTCTGTTTCGTCAGCGCCGTCGTGCTTGGCGGTGCTGACATCAGCGGTTTATCCATCAGGTATAAAATGCCTTGAACGAGGGCGTCCGTCGTGTCCTTGTAGGTGCCTTTCGGAAAAATCAAAAGGTCGCGGATCAAGTCGTTTACCCACGGGTGTGTCTTCGGGTCTGGGAAGTGAATGTTTCCCGCCTCGAAGTATGGGGTTACGCTGATTGCGCGTTCCTCTTTGCTTCCTTTCGGGTTGAATTCCACCATGCCGGGGATTTCTTTTTTCAAAAGGTCAACGATGGCGGGTCCGTTTGCTTTGTTCTCGACCACCTTCGCTCTGGCTCGCGGCCACTTGCCGGAAAGGGTGCGAACAGCCGCCACGCTCTCCGTGAAGGTCATCTTGTCGTTTTCAAGGTCTTTGATGTAAATGTCCGCGCCTTTGCGTCCCATGACGAAACCGGCGACCTTTGCGCTGCCTTCGCTCTTGGTGAACGCCATATCCCAGCTCTGTATGTCCTGCGTCTGCGGTGCTGCTCCGTCGCTGTAGAAGTTGTTCAGCCATTCCCGCTTGAATATGACGCCTTCTGCTGGTGCCGGTACCTGTTGGAATTGTCCGGCGTATTGCAGGCTGCCCATGCTCTTTTTCAGCCCTGCGAGGACTTCGCTGTCGAAGCGCTGGGGGTTTAATATGTCGCCCTCCTCGCGGACGATCTCCTTCTTGCTTATCGGGAAGGTTACGATTGTCCGCTGCGGTGCTTCGGCGGGGAGGCATAGGTGGGTGTATCCGAGGTCTTCCGACAGGATGTATCCGGTCAGATCGTTCTCGTGTAGCCTCTGCATTATGATGATGAACGCGCCGGTCTTCGGGTCGTTCAGTCGCGTCTGGAGCGTGTTTTTGAAGAAGTTAATGCTGTTTTGCCGCTCCGTCTCGCTGTTCGCCATCAGCGGGTTTTGCGGGTCGTCTATGATGATGACGTCGGCACCGTTACCGGTTACCGCGCCGCCTACGCTGGTGGAGTACATCATGCCGTGGTGGTTGTTCTCGAATTCGTTTTGACGGTTGACGTCGTATTTGAGTTGGAAGCGGTCGCCCCATTGCTCTTGGTACCACGGGCTGTCGATTATGTCTCTTGATAGGATGTTGTGCTTGCGGGACAGGCTGTCGCTGTAACTTACCTTGATGAAGCGCTTCTCTGGGTGCTTCGTCCATGTCCATACGGGGTAGCACACGGTCGCCTCGATGGACTTCATGTGTCGGGGTGGGATGTTAATGATCAGGCGGCGGATTTCGCCGTCGTTGACTGCCTGCAGGTGTTCCGCGATCAGCGCGATGTGCCAGTTGTCGACGTAGGTCGTGCCTGGCTCTATGACCTTCCACGCTTGCTTGATGAAATCGTCAAGGCTTCGCTCCGCCTTTTCTCTCATCACGGCTTTGTGGAGGGCGTCGGCATCAAACGCCGGGCTTTGAATGTACTTTGCCCAGTAGCTGTTCAAGTTGTGTCAGCTCCTCATCGGAAAGGTCGGACAGGTCGTGTTCCGTCTGGACGGAAACCTTCACCGTTCCTTTGTGGGCGAGCGTTCCGCTCACGTTCTGGTTTTCGGTGCTTTCGCCTCTGCTTAACCTCTCGATTTTCACCCCGACGTCCGCCAGCCTTATGAGGTCGCCAGCGGAGATTTCTTCCTCCGGTATCTTCAGGAGGCGCGATGTGGCTTTCCTGATCATCTGCGCTCCGAGTAGGGCGTGGTCTTCGGTCATCTTAATGATGGCGCTCTCGTGTGCTTGCCTGATGCGCTTTTCAAGGTCGAGGTCGTATGCCTCGCACCGTGCGCCCCAGTCGAATTTCACCGATAGTTCTTCGAGCGGTCGCTTGCTTTTCAGTTCCAGCTCGTTGGCGAGTTTCTGCAGGCTTCGCTTCTTGATCTTCCTGCCGTATTGCGGTATGCCTTTGCTGTCGGATGTCTCCGGCTTGCCGTCATACGCCATGTCGCGGTAGAGGCAGAATTTTGTGTATTGGTCTGCGCTCTCGTTCGGCAGCTGCTCCCAGATGTCCTCCGGCATCTCCCGCTCCGGTTTCTTCGCCGGTGGCTTCTTCTTCGGTGCCGGTTTCTTCTTGGCGCTGGTGGCAGGCTTCTTTTTCTGTGTGCTTGCTGCCATGTCGTGTCCTCCTTTCCTGATTTTTGGGTATAAGAAAAGGCAGACCGTTTCCAGCCTGCCCTTTAATGGGTTATTCGGTTAAGTAGTCGCCGGATCGCTTTCGCCATTCGGCGCAGCGCCCGCTTCGCGGCCACTATGAAGGCTATTAGTACCCCCCCCCCGCGATTGCGTTGGCTTTTTCGTTCTCCTGCTTGAGTTCGATGTATTGGTGGGTCTTTCCGTTCCTCTCGCAGGTTACGCCGACGTTTCCGGTGAGTTTGACGTAGCTGTTGATGATTACGTCGCAGTATCGGGGGTCGAGTTCTATGGTGTAGCACCGTCTTCCGGTGAGTTCTGCTCCGCGCAGCGTGGATCCGCTGCCTCCGAAGAAGTCAATCACGAGGTCGCCTGTTTCGGTGCTGTTGTCGATTGCTCTGATCGCAAGTTCCACGGGCTTCTGGGTCGGGTGTTCAGCGTTGGTCTCTCTGCTGACCTCCCACGTGTCGGTGCTTCGGTCGGTCTCGGTGGAGTAAAGGCTGACGCTGCGTCCTTCCGATAGCCTGATGTAGCGGATTTTCTTTCCCTTCGGCGGTTTCTCCGCTATGTAGACCTTGTTGCCAGCGCCGTCCGTGAGGACTACGCCGCCAGAGAGGACGGTTGCTGTTCCGTCTTCGGCTCGGAGGACTACCTTCCACGTGGTGCGCTGGGCGCGGTCTCCGTAGAAGTGTGCGCTCTGTCCGGCTTTCTCTGCGTAGAAGCACGGCTCGTGCGCCCATTGGTAGTCGGCGTGTCCGAGTACCGGCGCGTTCTTTACCCAGATGATGTATTGCTTCTCGACGATGCCTGCCGCTGTCATTGCGTCCTCAAAGTCGCGGCGCGTGCTGCTGGCGTGCCAGATGTAAAAGGCGGCGTCGTCTTTGGTGTACTTGGCGTAGTTCTTGAACGCCGGAATGAGCAGGGTCTTCATCAAGTCGTCGCCGGTGAGGTCGTCGTTCTTGATTTTGTCAAACTTCCCGCTCTGGCTCTCGTAGGATACGCCGTAGGGCGGGTCTGTGTTGACGAGGTCTGCCTTTTCGCCGTTCATCAGCCGCTCGACGGTCTTTTCGTCGGTCGCGCTTCCGCATATCAAACGGTGGACGCCGAGTTGCCAGAGGTCTCCGGCTTTGCTCATTGGGATGTTGTCGGGGGTCTCGACCGTTGCGTCTGCATGGTCGTCTTCCGTATCGTCCGCTCCTGAAAGCGCGGCGATGATCTACGCGATGTCTTCCTCGGTGTAGCCGGTGAGTTCTATCGGTGCCTCGCCGGTGTCCATGTCGTTGATTAGGTCAATCAGTCGCCCTGTGTCGAGCGTTGCCAGTTCCGCGAGGCGGTTGTCGGCGATCAAGTCCGCCCATTCCTCTGCGTCGTTGGCATACTCTTGGTAATCTACGGGGACTTCCTTCCAATGCCGGAACGCGGCGGCTGCGAGCCGTCCGTGTCCCTTTACAATGAAGCCGCTCCGCTTGCTTATGGTTATGGGCTGCCTCCAGCCCGTTGCCTCGATAATCTTTGCCAGCATTTCCACCTGTTCGGGGCTGTGCTGGTTGGGATTCTTCGGGTTTGGGATCGCTTTTTCTATTCCCACGATTTCGTCGTGAGAGCAGAAGACCGGCACACCGTCAGCGGTGGTCGCTTTCGGTGTGGCTGTGGTCTCGTAGTCGATCTCGGTGAATGTGTTTTTCGGCTTTTTCTTTGCCATTTCCCATTCCTCCATGCTATCATTTTATCACTTTTCTATTGCCGATTAAATGCCCACATTTTGCACCGTGCTTGTATGGTGCTTTCATCATTCCACGTTCAGCCCGTCAATGCCGAAAATCAAGGCAGAAAGAGGCTTGACGGCGTTGGTGATGTCCTTGTAAATGGTGCGGTTTTCTATGCACTCATTCTCCGCGATTTGCTGGGCAGTTAATTTTTGGTCGTCGATATACATTGCCATAATCACTCGGTACCGGCGCATCTCCTCCGGCTTGCCGCTCTGCTCGCAGCTTATCCGGTAGAAGTTGAGCATTTCCTCGATGTGGTGCAGGATGACGATTGTCCGCTGCTGGCTCTTTTTGATGCCTTCGACGTAGGCTCCGTCGTTCAGCATGATGTCGTCCAGTCCGTCGAGGATGTCGATGGCGCTCTCGCGCACCTGCTTGGCGTTGTAAATCGCGCCCTCCGCGTGTTTCTTGAACAGGCGGTAGTTCTTCAGGAGCAGTCTCGTGTTGTGGAGCCGTCTGTCGTATCGGCTCTTGCGGCTCTTGTCGCGCTCCTCGGCGAGGTAGTCCATAGCCGCCTTGATTCCGATTTGTATCCCTTGCTCGATGCCGCGCTGAACAGCGACCTCCAGCACCCTCGCCCCGACCGCCGCTATGCTCATCGCTTCGCTGCCCATGCTCTCTTTACTGTTCATGCTTTCCATCTCCTCTCTGAAGCCACGCGAGGCAGTCTTCGAGCGACGTGAAGTCTTCCGTCCATGCGTCGCCGGTGCTGTTGTCCACGCCGACGTAGATGTCGCCGTCTTTGTGGTAAAAGCGCCCGATGGGGGAATAGTTACCGTCGCCGTTCCCGCTTAACAGCAGGGAGTTGATTTCTTCCGTGTTCAGTTCTCTGATTTCGTCCATTTTTGCGTCCTCCTTTAGAATGGCAGGTCTTCGTCGGGCGGTACCTCCGAGAAGTCGCTCGGCGTGGCGGCGGTGCTGTTTGGGGTGTTTTCTGTATGCTGCGGCTTGCTGTCTGCGGGCAGAATGTTGAGGATTTGGAATTCTACCGCCTTGCGCGGCTTGCCGTCTTTGTCCTCCCATTTTCGCGTCCTGACGGCGGCTTCGACGACTACCTTTCTGCCTTTGGTGAGGTATCGCGAGCAGAATTCGGCGGTGCTGCGCCACGCTACCATTGTGAGCCAGTCTGTCTCTGCCTTCTCTGCGTCTTTGCCTTTCGGTCGCTCTACGGCGAGGTTGAATGTGCAGGTCGGGATTCCGCTTTGGGTCATTCGCAGTTCGGGGTCGCTGCCGATCCTGCCGGTGAATACGCTCTTGTTGATGTCAGCCATTGTCTTCGTCTCCTTCGTAATATTTTACTATTTCATCGGCTTGCGCCTGTGAAATCCTTATGATTGGCATATTGTGCTTCTTGGCGAGTTCAATTTCCGCCTGCATACCTTCACTGATGCGGTCTCCGAATACCCAGAGTTCGTCGCACCGTTTCAGGACTTCGGCGGCGAGTTCCAGTCCGAGGTTTCGCTCG